CCAATAACAAGTATCTGTCTTGCCCAAGCGATTTTTTGGCCGTCTATTCAATGGCGGTCATCACGGGCGTGACAGGAGGCAACATCAACACAGGATCGTACGAGTACCTGCTTAATAAGGATGTTAATTTCATCCGGCAGGCGTACCCAACCCCCAATGACACCGGGACTCCCAAATACTACGCGCTGTTTGGCCCCACCGTGTCTGGGGCTGTCATTTCTGATGAGTTGAGCTTCATCCTTGGGCCCACCCCTGATGCGGCGTATGACGTTGAGTTGCATTATTACTACTACCCCGAGTCGATCACAGTTGCGGCTGATGGCCAGACTTGGCTCGGTGACAATTTTGACACCGTGCTGCTCTACGGCTCTTTGGTAGAGGCGTATACCTTCATGAAGGGCGAAAATGACATGATGGCCTTGTACGACGGAAAGTACAAGGAGGCTCTTGCTCTGGCGAAACGTCTGGGTGACGGCCTTGAGAGGTCGGACGCCTACCGTAGCGGCCAGTATCGTGTGGCTCCGCTGCCGCAGAATAACGGGGTGGCTTGATGGCCTTTACCGGCAACTACTCCTGCAACACGCTGCGGTCGGGGCTTGCCAACGGCACGATTAACTTCGCCTCTGACACGTTCTATCTGGCTTTGTATACAAACTCAGCCACTTTGGATCAGACGACCACGGCATACACCACGACCGGAGAGGCTTCTGGCGGCAACTATGTTGCTGGTGGATTAGTGGTTACTGCCACGGTAAACAGCCAAGAGACCGCAAGCGGCAGCATCACTTACGTCAACTTTTCGTCTCCCGCATGGACGGGCGCGATAACTGCGCGAGGCGCATTGATCTACACGCCGGGTGACAACGGCGCTGTGTGCGTGTTGGACTTCGGGTCTGACAAAACTTCAACCACAACTTTCACCGTGCAGATGCCCGCAAACACCAGCACATCTGCTTTAATCCGACTTGTTTAAGGAGTCATCATGCAAAAGGAAATCTCAAATTTTGGCGACCATGCAGAGGCAACGATGCAGTCGAATGTTGCCGGGTCCGAAACCGTTGGCATTGAGGGCTACTACCATGTAGAGTGCCGGGATGCCGATGGCAACATCAAATGGGCGGAAGAGTTCCCCAATCTGGTCAACGCTGTCGGCAAAGAGTTGATGCTGGACACTTTGCTGTCTGGTTCTTCCTACACCACGGTTGGCCCGTACCTTGGCCTGATTTCTGGCGCAAGCCCGACCTTTGCCGCAGCAGACACGATGGCATCGCACGGCGGTTGGACTGAGTTTACCAACTACACCGTCGGTGGCTCTGCTGTACGGGGCACGGCATCGTTTAGCGCGGCTACTTCGACGGGCACCACGCCAACCAACGTGACGACCAAGACCGCGTCGGCTATTACCTACACCATCACCGGTGCGGGCGGTACGGTTGGTGGCTGCTTCTTGGTAACCGGCTCTGGCGCGTCTTCGACTCAAGGCAACACCTCTGGCACGCTGTATAGCGCAGGGGCATTTGCAACAGCTAAAGTCACGACAGCAGGCGATACTGTAAGCGTAACGTACAGCACGACTGCAACCTCTTGATAAGGAGTCTTAAATGGCTCTGGTCCTTGCGAACCGTGTCCAAGAATCGGCCACGGCGAATACCACTGTAAGCTTCACGCTCACGGGGGCGATTGCTGGCTTTCAGTCGTTCGCTGTAATCGGTGATACCAACACCACCTTCTATTCCGCCACCGATGGGTCTGGCAACTGGGAGGTGGGTCTTGGCACGTATTCAACGACCGGACCAACGCTAACCCGCACGACGATCTATGCGTCGAGCAACTCCAACAACGCTGTAACTTTCTCGGGCGCGGTCAATGTCTTTGTGACGTACCCCTCGGGTCGGTCAGTCAATCTGGATGCAAGCGGCAACGTCTCTGCGCTTGGGACAGTATCTTCGGGCACATGGCAGGGCTCAACTGTTGGGGTTGCTTACGGCGGTACGGGCGTAACTTCGTCTTCCGGGGCCAACTCGGTTGTGCTGCGTGATGCTGACTCAAACATCACGGTCAACCGGGTTAGTCAAGCCAACACCAGCACAACCGCAGCGGGGGGAACCACAGCCCTGACGGCTGCTTCAAGCTACATCCATACCCTTGTTGGGACGGGCGGGCAGACTTATACGCTGCCTGATGCCACTACGCTGACCACTGGTGTGGCGTTTGTGTTCAACAACATGGCCACGGGCACTCTGACAATTCAGAACTATGCCACTGGCTCAGTCGGGACCTTCCCATCTGGAGGCGCGGGCGCGGTTTTCTTGACGACAAACAGCACGACCGGAGGCACTTGGGATATCCACGCCTATTTGCCAGAGGGGGTCACGTTTGGCACGAACGCCTTTAACCTTGGCTCATCGGTTATTTCCGGTGGCACTTGGCAGGGTGGCACCATCCAGCCTGGCTACGGTGGCACGGGCTTGACCACATTCACCGGGGCCAATAACGCGCTGTATTCAACTGGCGCAACCGCTTTGACTGCGGGCACGCTGCCTGTGGCGGCGGGCGGTACGGGCGCTACTGCAACCCCGACAAACGGCCAACTGCTGATTGGAAACGGCACCAACTACTCGGTGGCGTCTCTTGGTACTGGCACGGGCATTAGCACCACCACGGGCTCCGGTACGCTGACCATCAACAATACGGGTGTTACGTCCCTTGCCGGGACTTCCCCGGTCACCGCAAGCGCATCCACCGGCTCTGTGACGATGAGCCTTGCATCTGGGTATGGTGACACGCAGAATCCGTACGCCAGCAAGACGGCCAACTTCTTCCTTGCAGCGCCAAACGGGACTGCGGGGGTTCCTACTTTCCGGGCGATTGTTGCCGCAGACATTCCTACGCTGAATCAAAACACAACCGGCTCTGCTGGCAGTGTGGCTAATGCCGTCACGTTTAACAACGGCGGTACGGGCGATGTCTCTGGCACCACGTTCAACGGTAGTGCTGCAAGGACTGTTAGCTACAACACGGTTGGTGCACCGAGCACGACTGGTACAAACGCTACGGGTACATGGGGTATTAGCATCACCGGCAACGCCGCTACTGCCACCACAGCGTCGAATGTCAACAACGGCACTTTGACGTTGGCTGTATCGGGCACGGGGTTGTCTGGCTCACAGACGTTCACGGCCAACCAAGCAACCAACGCCACCTTTACCGTCACGTCCAACGCCACGAGTGCCAATACTGCCTCAACTATCGTAGCGCGTGATGCGTCGGGCAACTTCAGCGCGGGCACCATTACGGCCACATTGAGCGGCTCTGCCACATCGGCAGGGTCAGTATCCAACTCGGTCACGTTCAACAACGGGGGTGCTGGCGGCGCATCAGGCTCGACTTTCAACGGTTCTGGTGCTTTGACGGTCAGCTACAACACTGTGGGCGCTCCCAGCACAGGGGGTGCAAACGCATCTGGGACTTGGGGCATCAGCATTAGCGGCAGTGCCGCCACCCTAACAACCGGGCGTACTATCGGGATGACGGGCGATGTCAGTTGGACAAGCGGCAGCTTCAACGGTAGTGCCAACGTAACCGGAACCGCAACTCTGGCCAACAGTGGTGTAACAGCGGCCACATACACAAACGCCACTGTAACGGTTGATGCCAAGGGTCGAGTTACGTCCGCATCCAGCGGTACTGGCGGCGGTCTGACGATTACGGATGACACAAGCACAAACGCAACGCGGTACTTGACGTTTACAAGCGCCACGAGCGGTTCTATCTCAAGCGCAAATGTATCCAGCACCAAGCTGACGTACAACCCAAGCACGGGCGCTTTGATATCCACCACGGTCGCTGGTAACTCGGATGAGCGACTCAAGACCAACTGGCGTGACCTTCAAACGGACTTTATTGAGCAACTTGCAACAGTTAAAGCAGGCGTTTATGACCGCACAGACATGGATGTACCGGTCACGCAGGTTGGTGTTACTGCCCAAACTTTGCGCCCCGTGCTGCCAAACGCAGTCCTTGAAGATGCTGATGGAATGCTGTCCGTGGCTTACGGCAACGCCGCGCTGGTGTCGGCCATTGAGTTGGCCAAACGTGTCGTCGAGCAAGAAGCGCGTATCAATCGCCTTGAGGCGCTCGTGGCGCGGTTAATGGGTGAGTGAGTGTGTTTGGAATATCCAGCTTTTCTCAGACCCCGTTTGCATCACTTGCAGGGTCGAGCTTTTCTTTTGCAATAACAGAAGACTTTGCTGCTGCGGACGCCAGCACCCAAACATCGGCGTTCCTACAAGCTATCACTGAAGTTATAACTGAAAACGAGATTGAAATCACGGGCAACGCGCTGTTTATTGCCACCATCAATGAGCCATTTACAGCCGACGACGCTAGTACCCAACTCTCTACGTTCTTGCAATCCATTACTGAAGACTCGGCCCCGGCGGATGTCGTAGACATTTCTGCTCAGTTTGCCCAATCAGTCACTGAAGACACAAACCTTGCAGACACCCAGAACGTCTTCTTTGCCTTTGGCCAGACTCGCACCGAAGACATCTTGGAGGTGGCGGACGCCAGCACTCAGCAGTCGGACTTTCTCCAGTCCCAGACAGAAAATGTCGATCTTGCCGACACACCTGTAATCACCGCTCAGTTTGCTGTCAGCAGGACAGAGGATTCTCTGTTGGATGATGCAAGCACCCAGCAGTCTGACTTCTTGCAGACCCGGACTT